ATGGAATTGAAAATGCAAAGAGTTAGTTTTGGTGGAGCCAAAAACGTTATGACAGACTTAGAAAAGAAAGAGGTTGAGGAATTTAAATCTTATGCTAGAACAGGATCTATAGGGGAATCTTTAGAGAAGAAAGCTATGTCTAGTGATAGTAATCCTGATGGTGGAATATTCTTACCTGAAAATATTGCTAGTAATATAATAACTAGACTTAGAAAGATAAGTCCTATAAGACAGGTAGCTGATATTATTACTATTAGCAAAGGTAATGAATATAAGTTACCTAGAGAAAAAGGTGGAGAATACGAATCTGGTTGGGTAGGAGAAAGACAGGAAAGACCTACTACTGGAAATGATACTTTTGAAATAGTAAAAATTCCAGTACATGAAATGTATGCTGAACCAAAGATAACACAAACCCTTTTAGATGATAGTGCTTTTAATTTTGAAAGTTATATAGCTGATAGAATAGCTAATAGATTTGCGCAATTAGAAGGTACTGCTTTTGTAAGGGGAAATGGTGTTAATCAACCAGAAGGATTTTTAAATAATAATGAAATAGAACAAATTACTGCTAAACTTGATTTTGATGGATTATTAAAACTTGTTTATGGATTAGATGCGGAATACTCTAATGGAGCAGTATTTATGTGTAAAAGAAGCACAATAAGAGATATAAGAACTCTTAAAGATAATAATGGTCAATATTTATGGCAACCTTCTACACAAATGGGTCAGCCCGCTACTGTTTTAGGGTATGGTATATATGAAGCTGATGATATGCCAGTTGCTGCAGCGGGAGGTTTACCAATAGCTTTTGGTAACTTTAGAGAAGGTTATCAAATAGTTGATAAACAAGGCTTTGTAACTATAAGAGATAATTTAACTTCTAAACCATGGATTAAGTTCTACACAACTAAGCGTGTTGGTGGCGGAGTTAAAAAGCCTGAAACTATCAAAATTTTAAAACAATCCTAGGAGGTAATAATATATGGTTAATAAGGATTTATATAATTCTATAAAAGTTGTTGAAGCTAAAACAGATACTGCAATAGATACTTCTGGATTTTCCAGTGCTGTTTTTGCAATAACAACAACAGGAACAGCAACGGCTAAATTATATGAAGGCGATAAAGAGGATGCTTTAACAGAAGTTAAAGAGGATGATTATTTAGGCAATGCAATAACTGCAGATGGAGCGGGAGTATATAAAGTAGGCTATAGAGGGAACAAAAGATATGTAGCTGTAAAGTTAACTGGTACAGGAACAACAGCTCTAGGAATATTGGGTCATGCTAATTTAGAACCTGTTAAGTAGGTGGTATATTGAAATTAAAAACTTTAAAAGAATTTGTAGGTTCAGAAGATGGTATAAATGCTAGAGTATATAAAAAAGGTGAAGTATTAGAATCTAAGGACACAAATTTTGTTAATATACTTATAAATGGTGGATATGCCAAAGAAGAAAAAGAGGACCTTAAATCAAAACCAAGTAAAAAGGAAACTGTAAAAGAGGGCAAATAAGCCCTCTTTTCTTTTTATGCTAAAATCTAGGTAGGAGGTGGAAACAATGAATTTATGCACTCTAGAAGAATTGAAAGAGTTCTTAAATATAGAGAAAGATAATACAAATCAAAATGATAATACATTTAAGATATACATAGAAGGAGTATCTGAAACAATTATAGGAATGATAGGTAGAGATATATTTGCACAGGATTATATAGAAAAATACAAAGGTAGCAATAGTAATGCACTTATATTAAACAACTATCCTATTAATACTATTAATTCAGTGGAATATGTACTAGATGGAGAGATTTTGAACACAGTATCTGAAGAAGAATATGATATAAATACTAAAAGCGGTATTTTATACAAAGATACTGTTTGGTTTAGAACAGGTGGCAGCAGTTATATGAGTGGTAAAATAAATTTTCCTAGAAGACATATAAGGATTACATATAATGCGGGACATAAAGAAGTACCTTTTGATTTAAAACTATTAGCTTTAGAATTAATTCAACAACAAATAGCTATAAACAATAGCGATGGTGCAAAAAAAGGATTAAAGTCTTATTCTATATCTGATGTAAGAATGGAATGGAAAGATGAAATTAAACTTAATATGCAGCAAATAGCAATTATAAATAAATATAGAGGACTAAAAATATGAGGGTAAAAAAAAGTGTTAAAAAAGATAATTCTAAGAAATTAAAACAGGCAATTGAAAGAATTGCAAAAGCTAAAATAAAAATTGGTATATTTGGGGATAGTGGATCAGATATATTGATGATAGCTAATGTCAATGAATTTGGTTGTAATATAAATGTAACACCTAAAATGAGAGCGTGGTTACATTACAATGGATTACATTTGAAAGGAACCACAACTTCTATTAAAATTCCAGAAAGAAGTTTTGTAAGAAGAACAGCTGAAGAAAAGCAAAATAAAATAAATAAGTTAATACAAGATGGGTTAAATGAAGTTTTTACTTTTCAAATTGATGTAGATACATTTTTAAATAGAGTAGGTCAGTATTTAGCAGATCTTATGAAAGAAACCCTTACAGAGGTTAGCTCCCCACCCAATCATTCTTTTACAATAGAAAGAAAAGGAGGAAAATCAAATCCTTTAATTGATACTGGAAGATTAAGAGAAAGTATCACATTCAAGATATAATAGAGGTGGTTTTATGAATATGATTCTTGATAGTTTAAAGAAAGATTTAAAAACTTATAGTATGGGAGAAGGATACTATGACAGGAAAACAGGAGAATATAAGGAGCCTAAACCAATAGATATTGATTTTAAAGGTGCTATATTACCCCTAAGTGAAAAAGATTTAAAATATTTAGAAGAAGGAGCTTATTCCCTAGATGATGTTAAATTATATACAGATATAAGTATGGAAAATAATTCATTTGTAACTGATATAAAAGAAAATAAACATTATAAGATATATGGTGTTAGAGAATATAACATAATAGATTCTACTTTTAAACGATATTATATGAAAAGAGTTGAGAAAATAAATGGTTAATATATATGATATTTGGAATACCTTTATTAAAGGTTTAAATTCAATAGATGAAAAATACCTTTTTATAAAATCTAATATGATACATAATATACCACCATTCCCTTATGCTACTGTAGGAATATTAACCCCATATATACAAGATAAGGACGATATGAGAGGAACTATAACACATAGTTATAATGGTACTGGTATAACTATGCAAAGCATTAAAGAGCCTAAAATGAGTTTTAGCTTAACATTTTATACAGATAATTACGAAAGTGTTTTTAAATTTATGCAAGATACTGCAAATTGGCTACAAACGTATGGAAAGCAGTATTTAAATGAAAATGGTATAATATTGTTAGAAAGTACGAAATGGGTTGACAAATCCACAATCTTAGAAACGGAATACACGTATAAATATGGTTTTGATGTTATGTTTAGGGTAACTGATGTTGTAGCTATGAATATAGATAGCGTTGAAACTGTAGAAATAAATAACAAAACCACAAATGAAGTTTTAACAATAAGGAGGTAACTACATGGCCGATATAAATGTAAATTTCTCAGATGCTACGCAGGTAATAAGCAAAGATGGATTTGGCAAAGTCTTAATATTAGACACTGAAAGAGATAGCGATTATAAAGAATATGACATAAGCAGGAGTATAATAGAACTGCAAAAAAATTATGATCCCCAAACAGAAGTATTTAAGATAGCAAATATTATAGCAAGTCAAGATCCTAGGCCAAACAAAGTAGCGGTATTCGGAAAGGGTTTAAAAAGCTCTGAAGATAAAGTAGCAGACTTAATAGGAGCATTAAATTTGCTAATAAATGAACATAACAACTGGTATAGGCTACTTTGTACCGATTTAGATGAAAAAACAATAGGGGGACTAAGTTCCTGGTGTGAAGCAAATCAAAAAATGTTTTATACACAATTTAATACAGCAGAAATAACAGTGGATTTAACAGAAAGAAATAAAACTGTATTAGGTTTTAAGAAAAATGATGAAAGACTAGATGCTGGAATGACAGGGTTAGCACTTACTAGAATACCAGGGAGTTTCACATTTAAATTTAAAAATATAAAAGGCCTAACGGCTGATATTATACCTGATTCAGAGTTGCAAGCAGTGAAAGGCAAAAATATGAATGCTTATATTAGAAAATTTGATGTGCAGGATCTAGGGACTGCTCAATTAGATGAAGGCAAAGTAGCTAGTGGTATGTATATAGATCAAGTTGAAAGTCGAGATTGGGTAAAGTTCCGCATAGAAAATGAAATAGCTAAATTATTAATGACAACTGAAAAAATTCCTTATGATAATTTAGGTATACAAATGGTGGTAAGCGCAGTAGATGTAGCGTTAAATGATGCTTTTAAAAATAAGATCATATTAGGAAATGATGATGGTGTGCCTCAATTTACGGTTAAATATAATACATTAGATAAAATACATATCGAAGATAGAAAAGCAAGAAGAATAACAGGTATAGAATTCCAATACATAGAAGCCGGTGCAATACATGAAGTTGGTGTAACTGGCTCAGTTGTATTAAATCTTTAAAGGAGGTGCTTTAATTGATTAAACCGTATAATCCCGAGTTAGTTAATTTAATAATTACACATAGCAGGGGCACACACTATATCACAGGCTTTAGTAATGGTAGCGAAATTGCGTGCGAAAGAGAAAGCGACAAATACGTTAAACATACAGGAATGAAGGGAGATACCACATTTGCCAGGAGTTTGGATAAATCTGGAACTATTACTTTTTCTTTAAAACATGATAGTCCAAGCAATAAGATACTTTATACCCTAAGCGAGGGCGATACAACTTTTGACACACAATTAGTTGATGGGAACGATGTTTCTAAGTCCAAAGCAGGAGGGACAGAATGTGTAATTATGAAGCCTGCCAATCTGACAAGAGGATCTGAAATAGCAGAACAGGAATGGGTAATAGCTGTGCCTGCGCTAGATATGAAATATGAATAAAAAAGGTAGGTTAATATGGCTGTTGATGTGAAAGAGTTTGAAATTAAGTATTTATTATCACATAATACGACTGTGCATGAATGTAAATGTACCATTCCTGTAGCAAAATTCAATAAAGAAATAAATGAAATACATGCTTTTAATATATTTTTCTTAAATTTTAATAAGGATGTATTTAAAAATCAAGATACTAAATTTGAACTTGTTTCTGTGAAAGAAATATAAAGAGTTGAAAGGGGAATAATCGCATGAGTATGAATGCAGATTTTCAGGTAATATTAAAAAAGGAAAATGATAAAGGAGAAATAATAGATAAACCGCTGACTATCGTATGTCAGGCGAAGAATCCAGCCAGAATGGTTGATTTTCACTGTGAATGCATAGGAAAAAATGGCCAAATGTTAGTTGGTACATTCGTAGAAAAAGCAGTAGAAGAAAATTTAATAGTTTCTCCTAAAAATTTAATTGAACAAATTAATGAAAGTGAGAATGTAATAGAGCTATATGCTGAAATAATGAAAGAAGTGGCGGAATTTTCCGACAATCCCAAGCGCTATAGACTTGCTAAAGAAACAAGCAAACTTAAAGATAAAGAACAAAGTAATAAGTGATGTAAGTTTGTGGGAATTAGTATTTAACTCAAAGCAATACAAAATGGAAGATTTAGAAGCCATGAGTGATGAGAGATTGTACGAAACAGTAGAAGCTTATAAGCAATGGCGAGATTCTAATACAATTAAAGAATAAAAAAACTTAATGGGAAGTGGCTATTTGCCATTTCCCTTTTTTAATATAGGAGGTGTATAAATGGCTGGTTTAAAGGAATTAACTTATGTGGTGTCTTTTGAAAGTAAAGATTCGGCATTATCTTCAGTTCTTAACAAAGAAAAACAAATAGATTCTGGATTTGAGAAGATAACACAAAGTTCTACTAAGGCTGCAAATTCTTTTAGCAAAATAGCGCAAAGTAGTGCCAGTGTTGGAACTATAGTCGGGAATATAACAAAAGCATCTCAAGGAATGGGCTATCAGTTTGAAAAAAGTAACGAAGAAGCTAAAAGTATTAAAGAAAGACTTATAGGAGTTGCACAAGCTAGCTTAAACTTAAATCAAAACTTTAATGGAGTAAATACTCAATTAAGTTCAGCTTCAGCGCACTATGCTAAATTAAGAGAAGAAGCTAGGTCAACAGCAGTAGGACAAACAACAATGGTTAACGAATTAAGTAGAGCTACCTCTCATTATGCTAAATTGAGGGAAGAAAGTAATCAAGTTAAAGCATCTACAACTAGCACTAACAGCGAACTAAGCAAGGCAACGTCTTATTACGCTAAAATGAAAGAAGAAACCAAGCAAACTAGTGTAGGATACACAACAATAAATAATGAATTAAGAAAAGCAAGTTCTTACTATGCTAAAAATACAGAAAAGACTACAAAAATAAAGAAAGATGTTAAAGATCTTGCGGATGCTTATAGAGATACCAATGGAAAAATAAGATATGCCAATGGTGATTTAGTAAAAATGCAAGAATTAACAAGAGCCGCGAGAAAAGAAGCGAGAGGACTTAAAAGTGAAACCCAAGAGGTGGAGAAAAACACCAAAGGAATGGGTGGTAGCATAGGTAAAATAGCCAAAATAGCAGCAGGTGCTTTTACTGCTAAAAAAATATTTGACCTTGGTAAAGCCATGATGACAACATATGCTGAATTCGAGCAGGGAATGGCTAACGTTCACGCTACAATGGGTAAAATAAGTAATGATGATTACGAAACTCTTAGAAGCGCTGCTATCAAAGCAGGAGAAACAACTAGGTATTCTTCAACGCAAGCGGCAGAGGCGTTAAACTACATGGCGTTAGCAGGATGGGACGCTAATCAATCAGCCGGAGCATTACCAACAGTATTAAACCTAGCGGCAGCAGGAGCTATGGATATACAAATGGCTTCTGACTTAGTTACAGATTCAATGTCAGCTTTAGGTCTTAAATTCAAGGACTTAGAAGGATTTTCAGACCAAATGGCACGTACTTCACAAAAGAGTAATACTAATGTTCAACAACTAGGTGAAGCTATATTAACAGTTGGTGCGGTTGCTAAAGATGCGGGGCTTGATACAATAGGATTAAACACTGAACTAGGTATTTTAGCGGATTCAGGCTATAAAGGTGCTAAGGGTGGTACAGCACTAAGAAACGTATTACTTAACTTAACATCACCTCAGAAAAACGTTGCTGACAAGCTAAAGGAATTAGGAGTAGCTACAGCTGATAGCAATGGTAAAATAAGGCCTCTTAATTCAATACTTATAGATTTAAAGAAAAGTATGTCTGGCATGACTGAAGCACAACAACAACAAATAAAAGCGTTAATCGGTGGTAAAGAAAACGTTGCAGGTCTTTCAATACTATTGGATGGAGCTGGAGAAAAGTACGACACATTATCCGCTAAGATTAAAGATTCAAACGGTGCATCACAGGAAATGGCAGATGTTCAAAACAACACTGTATCTGGTGCATTAGATATGCTTAAAAATAAATTAAGTAATGCAATGATAGAGCTTGTAAATAACCAAAATGCAGGCGAAGGCTTTAAAAATGCCTTAGTTTCTATTAGTGAACATATACCACAATTACTGAACGATCTAGAATGGTTTATGAATAAATTCGGAGAAGTGGCCCAATTTGTTGTAGAAAATAAAGATATAATAGTACCTGCTATCGCCGGAATAGTAACTAGTATAATAACCATGAAAATAATTCAAACAGTAGTTGATTTATATGGCAAATGGAAGAAAGCAACGGAGCTAATGACAGGCGCACAAGCAGCGCTAAATGTTGTATTAAACTTAAACCCAATAGGTCTTGTTATAACTCTTGTAGCTGGATTAGTTGCAGGACTAATAGTATTATATAATAAAAGTGAAACAGCTAGATACTACATGGATTTATTCTTCAATGGACTTAAAAATGTTGGTATCGCTGCCTTGAATGTAGTAATAGATAAAATAAATTATTTTATTAGCAAAATAAATATGCTAATAGATTTAATTAACAAAATACCATCAGTAAATGTACCTAACATTCCAGAATTAGATCATCTTGCACCATCCGCGGGTCCGAAAAAACCTGATACCAAGGGCATAGGAAAAGGTTCTACTAGCGTAACAGCAGCAGGTAGAGGTGGAAAGATCATTCAAAAATTAGCAACTGGTACAAAAAACGCTATTGGCGGGAAAACGCTAGTTGGAGAAAATGGTCCTGAAATATTAAATCTAAATAGGGGGGATGAGGTAACACCAGCTAATACGACTAGAAGATTACTGAATCAAGGTAATAAAGGTAGCACACCTAATATAAACATAAATATAGATATACATGATAGTGGAAATCCTCGGGCAACAGGAAAGGCTGTAGCAGAAATAGTTAGAGAAGAACTAGCTAGTATATTCAATACTACCAGTATGCAATTAAGTTATACAGATATAGGATAATATTGTATTGAATTTATTTATATGTTAATATTTAGATGAAATAGCGACTTGAGGAGGTAGAAAATGGGGGTATTTTCTAAATTAAAAGAAAACAAAGATAAAAAGAATCTAAAACTAACAGAGTTCAATAAAGACAATGAAAAGTATGGTAGTCAAATAAGAAGTACAAAAACTTCATATCTAGGTGGACATATAGATTTTAATTGTGGTATTCCAATTCATGGGACTATAGATATCTATGAAAAAGGTATTGTTTTTGTTCCTTCTGTTAAATCATATAAATTTGTAGGTTTTTCAATTCCATTCCAGGATATAATTAATGTAGAATATAAAAATGAAAAAGATATAGAAAAAGATGTAACTATGACAAGATTATTTTTATTAGGTATATATGCATTTGGAGCTAAAAAGAAAAAAGTAGAAAATCACGATTATTTAATATTGACTTGTAATCAAAATGGTATAGAAAATAAAATCATATTTGAAGCATCATTAGCCACTGTGTTAGTAACTGATATATTAAAGGCTAGAAGAGATTCTGGCATAATATCAAGTAATACTATTACTGATAAGCAAGATAATATACAAGATAACATATTAGAAAAAATTAAAAAATTAGGAGAATTAAAAGATTTAGGCGTATTAACTGAAGAAGAATTTAGTAAAAAGAAAACTGAATTATTGGCAAAAGTATAGCTTAAAAAAGTCCTTTTCAAAGGGCTTTTTTATTTTATGCTAAAATCTAGTTAGGAGGTGTGAAAATGCCGAATTTATGCAAGTTAGGTGATGTATATCTTACAGTTGTAAAAGAGGAACAAATAAGTTTTTCTAATAGTATAACTGAAAGAAATGTGGAAGATGGTGCCATAATAACGGATCACGCAAAAAAGAACATGATTGGAATACAAATTAGTGGATATATATTTGACAATAAAGAATACCCAGAAGCTACAATAAATCAATTGAGAAGATATTCAGTTAACAGAACGGTATTGAAATATTACGGTGTTAATAATTGGCGAAGTTGCATAATGGAAAACTTTGATTTTACACATTCTGCCAGCATAGGTAATGGAATAGAGTTTTCCATTAAACTCAGGGAAATTGGAATTATCCAAAAGACATATGTAAGTATTAATGCTGGTAAACTTAATATTCCTAATATAGAAGCTTTGAAAGAACAATTAGAAGAAAAAAAGCAAGCTAAAGAAGAAGCTAAAAAGGCTAAGTTGGAAGCTAAAAAAAACAAAGGTAAACAAGCTAAGAAATAGAAAGGGGTTACAATATGGAAATACCTATTTATAAAAATGATTTGCCGTATACCTTTCAAATGGAGTTTGATGGTAAAAATTATGTTATAGATATTGAATATAATTTAACCTTTGATTTTATAACCATGTCACTTTCTCATGAAGATAAAGTACTGGTATCTGGCGAAAAACTTATATTAAATCAACCGTTGTTCCAATTTGCTGTAGATGATGAAGGAAACAAAGATCCTAATTTTCCTAGTGTAGATATAATTCCAACATCATGCGATAAAACGGTTCAAAGGGTTGGTTTTGATGAATTTGGAGACATAGTAATACTAGAAATAAAAGAGGTGAGTAATAATGCCTAGAAGCGGAGATGTTATTCTAAGTGATTACTGGCAAAGGAAAATAGAGGTTGTAATAGGTACCAGACGATATACTAGTCCAGATTTTGACATTGAATTTAAAATATCATTTGATACAGAACCCATACCAAATGAAGGTGAAATAATTATGTACAACTTAAATAAAGACAGCCTAAATAATATAGTAAGAGGTCATAGCATTGTAGTTAATGCAGGATATGGAGAAGATATAGGTGTTGTCATAAGTGGAGTTATTGTATCTGTTAGAACTAAGCCTGAAGGATTAGACAAAATTACAACTATAAAAACATTAGATGTACCTAATCAAATGCTACGTAAAAAGATTAATTATACATACAAAGGAAACCCAAGTGCGGAACATATAATAAGAGATGTGCTATATTACGCTGGTGGAACTAAGCCGAATGTGTTGCAATTAAGACATAAAAAAAAATATCCAAGAGGATATACTGCCCGTGGAACGTGTTTAGATGTGATTAATAGAATAGTAAATGATTGCGGGTCCAGATTATCCATTCATAATAACACTATAAATATACTAATGGCCCATAAAAACACAGAAATGGCATATGTCATAGGTAGCAGAGAGGGTTTATTATCTGTAGAACCTATTGACGAAGAGGATAATCCTGCTACACATAAAGTGGAATGTTTGTTAAACCATGCATTAGCACCATATAGTTTAGTACAAATGAGAGGTTTAACACTTAACGGAAACATGATGGTTATAAAAGGAGAACATGATGGTTCAAGCTTTACTACAAAATTGGAGGTGCGACCAGTTTAATGAAAGAAATAGTTAGAACATTTCAAATGATTAAACAGAATTTAAAAGAAGAAATAGTCTGTTCTTTACTGGGTAGAATAAATGCGGTGAACCCTGATGAAACCGTAGACGTTGAAATAATGCATACAGACAATGAGACAAAAGAACCACTCCCAGTGATGCCGAACATACCATTAATTAATATATGTTTCGGTAATTTATCAATACAAGGTGTGCCGCAGATTGGGCAGTGGGTACTAGTTACTGTTATAGACTATGATATAGATAATATAATGTTAGGTTCTACGCTTAAAAACAATGCTAGTGAACGTATGCACAATTTAAATGATGCTATGGCCATACCAATAGGATTTAAAACATTAAACGGTGGCGAAATAAGAGTAGGGAATACAAAAGCTTCAATAACAATAAATGACAAAGGAGAAATGAATATAGATACCCCCAAAATGACAGTTGGAGGTTCAGGAGCTACACACCCAGTTATTTATGCTGATGGTGATAGTTATAAGCAATCAACAAACTTATTTGTGAGGTGATTAAATGAACAGTCTTAAATTTAATAATGGTGACTTAGAATTTGTGAGCAAAAGAGCCGTTATTGTAAATGGATTAGATCAAAAAATACAAAAAACAGCTGGATTATTATATGTAGTTCTCGGAGAAATGTTTTTTGATTCTACTATGGGCATGGATAGAGAGCTATTATTAGATATAAATGAGAAAAACACACCTAAGGAAAAGAAAAAATTTGCTGTAACTGATGCTTTATTACAAGACAATACAGTATCAAAAGTTGATGACATTATAATAGATTATGATGTTATCAACAGAAAAACGCTAGTTAGTGTAAGATATAAATATAAAGAATACGAAGATAAAATACAGTTAGGGGGGATAAAAATAAATGAGTAAATTCGGAATCACCCCGGAGGGATATAAAAGAAAAACATATCAGGATTTAATCGAAGAAGTAGAAAACCGTTTAAAACAAGAAGATTATTTTGGTGAAAATATTGACTTTTCAGACCAAGACCCTTTAAAGCATTTTACTGCTCCGATAATGTATATTGTATCAGATTTATGGGAGATATTAGAACAAAATTTTTATAATGCATCGCCCAGATATGCCGAAGGTAATCAATTATCAGATAAAGGTATGTATATTGGAATAGCTCGTAAACAAGCAAGTAAAGCTATTGGCCAAGAAACTTTTTACGGAGAAAAAGGAACAGTTATTTACAAAGGTTTTAAAGTAGCAACTAAAAGCGGTGCTGTATTTGAAACTACAAGAGAAGGAATTATACCAGAAAGTGGTTCTATCACATTAGACGTTATGGCTATGACAGCAGGAGCTAGTGGAAACACTCCCGCTGGTACAATAACTCTAATAGTTAATCCAATCATAGGGCTTACTTCAGTTACTAATGAAAAGGATACTATTAAAGGTCAAGACAAAGAAAGTGATACAGAGTTTAGAGAACGTTATAAGGCTTCAGTGAGCATTAGAAATACAAATGTATATGACAGCATTATGGCTAACGTGTTAAGGGTAACAGGAGTTTCCAGTGTTCATATAAAAGAGAATGACACAATGCAGGTTGTAAATGGCATACCAGAAAAAAGCTTCAGAGTGCTAGTGGTCGGCGGTGATGATAAAGAGATAGCGCAGGCTATATTTGACAAGAAGCCTGGAGGAATACAAGCTTGCGGTTCTAAATATATTGGTATCAAGGATAGTATGGGTGAAATTCATCCGATAGGAATTACACGACCGGAATATATTAAGATTAATGCTAAAATAACTATAAAAACTAACAAAGATTACCCGATCCAAGGAAATAAGATTATTGAAAATTTAACATCTAATGCTATCAATGAATTTGGATTAGGGAAAAATGTTACTTTATTTAAATTGTTTTCTGTAATAGGATCTGCTAATTTAGAGGGAATAGAAGATATTAAAGTAGAAATAGGGAAAGTCGATGAACCATTAGCTGAAAAGAATATAGTTATAGGAGAAGAAGATGTAGCTATTTCAAATGATATAGAGGTGATAGACAATGGCGAATAAAGAATCTGATACTTTAGAGAGAATGTACGAACTATTACCATACTATATGAAAAAGCATAATAACCATATTTATTACAAAGCTTTATCTATAATTCAAGATGAAATAATCTCACAAGCTATAAATATTATGAAACAAAGAAATCTAAACAAAGCCGAAGGATTTGCTTTAGATATAATAGGCGATATAGTTGCCTTACCAAGAAACATGCTAGATGATGAAGAATATAGAAAAATGATTAAACTTCAAATAATTATTAATAATTCTACTGGCACAATTGAGAATATAAACAATATTTGTAAAACATTTTTAGGTGAAGATATATACATAGGCATGAAGGAAGGATGGAATGATGTTGTTACAGATAATGAACCCGCTCTTATTAGAATACTTCTAAGAGCTGAAGAATTTCACAACGACAAGATAATAACTGATAAAAGATATAACATTACAGGTGCTACAGAGACATCCTCACTAAGCCAAATGGGTACAGCGCTAAACGCATATACAATGAAAGATCAGGAAGATTATATACCTGATACAACTCGTGCATTAACAATTGTTCCATTTCTAAAAAAAACATTTCCCATAGGTGTTAGATACCAATACGGAGTTAATTTCAAAACAAATGTAATCAGGGTAAATACAGAAAGCAATTTAAAATGGCGAAGTTCACAGAATAAAACTATCGTTAATAATGAAAGAAACTTAAACATTAAAAAATATCAAAATATAAACATAAATAATGAATTTAGGTTCAATATGACAAATGGTAAAAAGATTGCTATAAAATCAAATGCCCCAACCTATACAAGATATTCATTATTACAAGCTGGAACATCACAAACCAGCCGAGCTATGGGAATTGTACTATAATTTTAATATAGGAGTGATTAAATGACTAATGAAGGATTAAATAGAATTTGCAAAATATTTTTAGCAGATATAAAACATTTATCATATAAGCAAGATGGAGAAGATAAAACAAAAACAGTTCATAAAAATGAAATCAAAGACAATCTAATAACTTTATTCTTCAAAATTGGAAGAGATGAAGTGGGAGAATTCACAGATTTTAAATTGTTGGCTCAAGATGATACTGTATATACTTCTAAGGAATTATCATTTAAAAAGGCTAATGACGAAATCATAGTAGAATATCCTTTTCAATTCGTTGAAGGAGGTTTGATTGAATAATGGCTACTACAATATATAAAAAGGTCAATTTCGTGGATAGGTTGGATAATAAACCTACCACGTATCTAATAGATGGAAAAGAAGCAAAGATTGTCAAAGATGATTCTGGTGTGGTAACACATGGTACGAATCTAGACCAAGAAAACCTTGACCATGTAGAAAATGGAATACTTCAAAACTCTAGAGATATATCAATGTTAGATAAAACATTAGAAAAGAACGTAGAAGATAATACATCAAAGTTTGAAGAATTAAAATTAACCGATGAAAAAATACAAGAAGATTTAAATAAAATAAATTTACTAACTCAAATATCTAACATAGCAAGATACAATAAAGACAATAATGGTATATATAAAAATGTATCTTATAGAACCCCCGACCCTACGCCTGGTCATGCGGGAAAACTAACTATGACATCAGAAATTTCAGATATAAATAGCGAAGGTAATTATACGAAACAAAAAATAGTTTTATATAACGAACGCGAAAGCGCATACAGGGTATATCACTTTAACCTGATATACAAAGATGGAGATTTAATTGAAAGGAAGGTGAGTTTAATTGCCTAGTTGTAGCTCTTTATATTTACACAAAATTATAGGTCAAATCAAAAATAATGGCATCACTCCATTGGGAAGGTTCAAGAAGAAATCTTATACTCCTATACCGTTGGATATCGTTAAAACGAATGTCGGTTCTGATAAAAGCAATATAGCTATAAATAACAAAGGTATATTAATGCACCAATCAAGTGATAACGCTGTTTATTGGCGAGAGTTTGGCAAAAGCGAATCTGTCAAAAGACATGATGTTGGAGATTTGGATTGGAGTTTTGATGTTTGCCAATTATATCCTTCTATAACGGGTTTTATAGGTATATACAAAAACAACAAATCCACCAAAACTGTTGCTTGGTATACTATTATAGAATATACTGACGAAGGATTTTTGTATAAAAAACACGAAGAATCAATACCACAAGATGCAACTGGGAGCAATGGCGCTTATATACACAAGGTGGTTCAAGACCCTGTTACGAAGCAGTTTATATTTATATTTAGTTCATTTGCGACTACAGCCACTTATTTGTTGGTTATGGATGAAACGCTATCAAAGCGTATTAAAGCAACATTTGTAGAGGCGACATACAGTTTGAATACTAAATTAAGAGAATACATGGCATATGATGGTTGGTTGTACGGCGCTTCAGCGACTAATTCTTCTAACTATTGTAAAATGAAATATAATTCACAAGAGGATGTATCGGCAAGTTTTAAAAACTTCTATTCATCATACGCTACAGCAACAGTCACCGACCCCGAAATTGGTTTAAGTTATTGTCTTATTAGCGGTAGTGTTAAAAACTCCAATAATGGGGTTACGTTTGTGGATGTTCCGAAGCTGTTGTATCACAGTCAAGACGACCACTTATCATGCGCTAGTATGTCTCCTAATCCTAAAAATGGTTTTATTATAAATGGGAGAAGCAAAAGAATGTTTGAAGTATATTTTAAAAACTCTAAATTGGAAACTGGCGATTCTTACCCGCGCCCTGAATGTAGAGTTATAACAGAATTCAACATTTCTACAAGTTACGATTGCTCTAAATGTTTTTTGTCGTATGATAACAAAACGTGTTTGATAATATTCTATGACCAAGACAGAAATGGCGTAACGGATAGCACAACACAAGTATATGGGAGGTAATAAAATGTTTGTTTATAATACTGGAACAGGTTATGCGATGTGTGCATCTCCATTGCACAAAGAATATGGTTTGAAAAAAGATGATGGTACACCCTATTCCAAAAAAGAACTTTTGGAATTCGGATTCTTCATTGATGAAATACCAGACAAACCACAAAATTCTCAATATGAATATGTTATGAAGGTAAATTTTGAAACTAAAATGGTCTATTATGATAAAATACCCATTAAAACAATAGTGAGCGAAGATACAAAGATAGACTATCTAACCAAAGAGTTAGCTACAAATAAATTAGAATCAATGAAATTAAAAGGTTTATTAAAAAAGAACGCTGAAGAAATAGCAAAAGCAAAAATAGAAATAATGAAACTTAAAGGAGGGTTACAATAATGGAGTTTTGGGAAATGGCATATAATATAGGTGCTATAGATAAAGAATTATTAGCACAGGCAGTAATAACAAAAAAGAACCCTTACGGTGACATTACGCCAGAGGAATATGAGTTAATATGTGGGGACAAGTTTACAGGGGTACTGGAATAGATAACATTATTACATAACAAAGACAGGTGAAAACCTGTCTTTTACACTTGTATATTCCAAATATGTTAAAATTAATATAATAATTCAAGGAGGTGCATAATGATAACAGAGACTACACAACAGTTATATCTACAGCTAGGAATAGCTGGAGCAACATTACTTATACTGTTAATTTGCATAGTTCTTATTTTTAAAAGACTAAAAGATTTAAATGGTAGTACTACAATAGAAAAACTATGCAGCAAAATAGATGATTTAGTTACTATAAATAACAAAGTCCTATTATCTAATGATAAGGACCAGAAAGAAACGTTAAGATTATTAAAAAATCTATTAGAAACTACAACAGACACACAAAAGCGTGTTGTAAGAATAGATGATAGAACATACAGGTGTTTAGGGGCACAAAATGAAAGAAAGGAGAAATAACATGAGTACATACGGAATAGATTGTGGACATACTTTGTCTGGCAGCGATTATGGAGCTGTTGGTATTAAAGCAGAATCTAATTTAACTAGAGAAGTTGGTAAAAGGGTTATAGACAAACTAAAAAGTATGGGAAATACTGCTATTGACTGCACATTAGATAGTTGTAGCAGTTTAAGTCAGAGTTTAGGATATAGAGTAAATAAGGCAAATAGCTATAACTTAGATTTATTTGTAAGTATACATTTTAATTGTTTTAATGGATCAGCTCATGGAACTGAAGTATTTACATATGGTGGAAAAAGCTTTACAGAAGCTAATAGAGTATTAAATAATTTAGCTAGTTTAGGCTTTACTAATAGGGGAATAAAAGATGGAAGTAATTTATATGTATTAAAACATACTAAAGCCAAAGCAATGCTTATAGAATGTTGTTTCTGTGATAATTCCGAAAACATGAGTAGATTTAATGCTGAAAATATGGCTAATGCTATAGTTAAAGGTATTACAGGCAAAGTTCCTAGTATACCAACCAACCCAAAGGAGGAAAATAAAGTGGAGAAATTAGTTATATATCATTATCCTATAGATCAAAGAGCTGCGGAATATCTTGCAGACAAATTAAACTGCCCTACAATGTGGGATTCTAGAAAAAGCTTTGATTATTCTTCAGTTAAAAAGATTTATGCTGTTGGAGGCCTTATAAAAGATTATCCAACTCAAGCTAAGATACATAAACATTTTACTGGCGATAGATACTCCACTTGTCAATCAGTTATTAACTATAATGAATAGAGGTGTATAAATGAAATCTGAAATAGTAAAAGTATTATTTCAATGCCTAGGAAGTATATTAATGATATTTGCAACTTATTTAACTAATGTAGCTATACAGTTCTTACAAAAGAAAAAAGAAGCTACAATACAAAAAATAGGTGCAGATAAGTACAATATGTATCATACAATAGCAACTAATGTAATGTTAGCTATAGAACAACAATATGCAAACATAGGATATACAGGAAGAATAAAAGCAGATCTATTTGATGATGAAATTGCTAGATTGATACCTGATATATCTCCTAAAGAAATAGCACATTTAAGAGAGGCTGTAGTTGGAGAATTTAATACACATATACAAGAATCTCATTTATTAGATAAGGCGCCAGAGTTTAATCCCGAAATCGAATTAG